ATGCCTGTTTCGTTTATTTATAAAGTTAAAAAGGTTGCATATAACGGTTATTTGTGTAATTTTGCGGTAAATATTAGGATTATGGGACCAGTGAAAGTGATACATGTGCATCTTCTCGGCAAGCGTCGGGATCTATATTTCGGCTCAATAGCCGCTATATTTACAGTTTTAACGCCTGATGAGGTCGGTTGTGGGTATGATTACCTGCGCCGTGCCGGATTGAGCGGAGGGGGCACTGTGATGACTAAAAAGGCTTGTATCAAGCAGTCAGTACTTATCACCAGCCCTCGCGGGGGTAAAGAACAGGCGTAAGTTTGATGTCTATTTTAAGGGAATTATAACGGCATATTAAAGACATTAGAGAAGGGAGCCATCCGCCCCCTATTTTTATGCCTGAACGGTTCGATTATGGGCGATTTTTAGGGGTGGACGGACTGGTGGACGGACAAAGTGGACGGACATTTTGTAAAAAGTGGACGGACAGGTTTCAGTCCGTTGATGGGCAAATAGCTGATAGTGGCAAAATACCGTTACTTCAAAATGAAATGTTAAAATCGGGGTTTTGTTGCGAACGTAGAAACCCCTACTTTTTCAAATCCGCATTATTAATATAGCGTAAAATCAGCATTTTAGCTTATATATAGCGGTTAAGCGAGGGGGGAACTGCTAAAGCCGAGGGGAGGGAGGGTATACCGGTGGTCACCGAGGGTACCACAGTGAACATCCCAAAGGTCAATTCAGGTGGCACTGGGTGTGGATCAAGCGAAGGAGGTCATGCTTAGACATAGGTCTCAGAGATCTACAGTCTCCTTCGATGTAGAACGGGCATAGGCAGGGACCGGCCTCTCTCTCTCTAATTCCTCGATGCGAGCCTTTAACCGCCCGATTTCTTCCGCTTGCTGCTTAATGGTTTCTAAGAATGTGTTTACCATGGAGGGGACCGGGTTTTGCGATAATTTTTGAGGGTTGTCAACGAAAATTTTCTCGTCAATGTGGTCCTCCGGCACAGAGGAATGAATTATTGGAGTGTCCGAGGATTCCAATAACATTGCCCCTTGCCCTGTTAGTAGCCATACAGGAGAATACTTGGGAAATTTTTCACAGATGAGTTCCAGCCATTTAGATTGAATGTCGGTTCCTTTCGCAATTGCCTTAGATATAACGCCTCGGCTTGCTCCAATGGTACGCTCGATAGTGCCGATGGAGATCCCTTCGGCATCTGCTAAAGTCTTTATACGAGATAAAATTTTACACATAATGCGAAAATTATCGTTGAAAAATTTTGTTGTGCGAAAATTATCGCTTATCTTTGCAGCGTGTTCCAAATGGAACAAGCGGCCAAAGATACAAAAAAGCCGCGATTTTAACAAATTTAAGATTATGACCAACAACGAAATCAAAGAACAAAAGACCCGCCAGATGGCACGAGTCATTTCGATGGCGACAAGTCTTCACTATGCCATCGAGGAGCTGATGAGTATGATGATAGCTGAGGATGAGGACGAGGATTTTTCACTTGTGGATTCCGAGGATGAAGATCTTTACCTCGCCCTCGGTATCAAGGCTGACGAGATCGACAAGATGGCCGATATGATTTCAGAAAGATATAAAGCAATAAAAAACGAAAAATAAACAACTATGAGTGAGACAAAGAAAATGACCAAGCTGGAGATACTTGAGATCTTCAAGGATGAGTACAAGAGCGTGCTTCGCAAGTACGAGCGCAATGTGGAAAAGTATGCCCTCAAGATGAACGAGGACTATGAATACTTCTTCCGCTGGTATGGTGACGACATGTATAAGGCACAGGTAAACCTCAAGGCTGTGCGTGAGCTTCGCCCGATGACCTCGTGGGATGACCTCGACAAGATCAAGACATGGCTGGGCAACTACATTGAGAACATTGAGCGCACGCTTGTTGAGGGCAGTCAGTACCCGACAAGCTCAAGCATCATGGCTAACGTAGCCGAGACCCTTCAGCGTGTAGCCAGCCAAGAGCTGAGAGGCGAGCTGCAAAGGCTTCTCTGGTCAATCACCTGTAACGAATAAAGCAATGAGAACAATAACTGAAATCGAAGAAGATATCTGCGTTGCAAAGCGCAAAGTTGACAAGGCACACACCTCGTCAGAACTGACAGCTGCAATTAACGAGCTTAGTCATCTGAATTTTGAGCTAAGTCAAGCCGAACGGTTCAAGTCGAGCGGCAAGGAGAATGCCGAGCAGATGGCGCTTGAGGAAATACGCCGATGGGCAAACGGAAGCCACGCTTACCTGTCACAAGCTCCCGGCTACGCACGTGGATACAAAGATGGCATCGGTCAAGCTAAAGAGATAGTCTGCGGTATCCTTAACAGATACCTCGTAAAAGATAAAGAGGGTTAGACCCAAGAGAGGGCGATCCTTCGGCAGGAGAGCCGAGAAAGCCGAAAGGCAAAGTAAATTTTTCCACTCCCCGGCGTTTGCCAAATTGCGCCGGGGAATCAGGGAGGCCCGGAAGGTGAGCGACCATGGCGCAAGTATCGGGGTTCGATTCCCCGACCTCCCACTAAAAACTTCCAAAGATGAAGCAACGAGCAGAACGAATGATCGATAACGCAGTCAAGGTGATGTTAACGACCTTGCAGCGTCAGTTTGAGGACACTTCGACCGTCCTTGACGAGTATGAGGCGACCCACAGCGAATATGAAGCCGACCAATCCAAACAGTACGGCGCATTAGTGGAGGGTCACTTTGCCATCAAGGAAGCGATAGACAAGATGAATAACCAACTAAATAAAAAGTGAGACTATGAAGCAAATGATTATTCCGGTAGATGATAAAACGCTTTGTATCTATCCGGCAAAAGATTCAACCATACTGGACTGCCAAATTGAACATTTGAAAAGAGTCCGGAAATGGCTTTCTCAAACTCCTTTTGCGACATTAGCGACTGCTCTGAAGAGCGGCACAGAAAAAGATCAGCTTCGTTGTATGCACCAAGCTGAGCGTTGGCTTCTGAAATATCATCCGGCAGAGATATTCGGTCGGTACACACGAGTTCAATTCCTTGAAGATGCGCAAAGGCTGATACACATTCTTGGAGGAGTGGTCTCGCCCACTGTGCTAAGGAAGTATCAAAATACATGGCCACGAAAGCGGATGACCATGGATGAAAGGGAGATTTTCTAACCATAACTATTCCATTTGGAAAATAAGCGCAAAAATAACAAAAAATCAAATAAGTGAGAATATGAAAAAGTACATTTCAGTAAGCAAAGAAGGCATAGCCAAGCTCCAAAAGGCGTTTCGCATCGATGGCAAGCCCATCGGGGAGCGTTGTGTGAGAAACGCACTTGCCTATCGCCAAAACAACGACCTTGCCAGAAAGATACGATTTGCGGCGCTCAAGCATTATGGAGGCTGCACCTACTACGACCTTAAGGAGGGAGAGTTCTTCTTTGACTCGGACAGTTGCGCACGTGCGGTATATCCTAACGGAGCCGAGGTCTATCTTGACAAGCAGACAGGCGTGGGTACCATCTACGACCCCAAAGGGAACGTGGTCGCTGAATACGACAATGTGATGGTTTCACAGATACCTTCCATTCAAGAACGGGCAATGGCGCTCTAAAATTGGCGAGTTTATGGAGTATTGCAACGGCATATATTGCGTATCGTCGCGTGAGCTAATCGACACCGGCATCATGACTATTGGAAGTTATGAGAAGGCGGTTCAGCGTAAGCGTATCGATGTCGTAAAGCGAGGCGGGGGAGCAAAAGGTTCCTATGCCCTTATAGCTGTTGACTCCCTCAAACCTGAACACCGCATCCAAGTCAACGAGAAGCTCGGGGGCAAAGACGCACATATAGCAGCATGGGTCCGGGCAAATTATGTCGAGGACCAGAAGGCTGTCGAATACTTCAACGACCCGGAAAAGACCGGTACCGAGCTGAAGATAGGCAAGAAGCGTGAGTATATGGTCAACGCATCGGTGCTGAACACCTGTATCAAGCTATATGATAACGCCTCGGCATCACAGCGGCTTTTTGGCAGGGACTATGACTGGTCACGCATGACAGCCGTGATAGAGAGCCTCCGGGTTCAGTACGGGCACACCCTGCCGGCTTCGGTGCTTCGCTTCCGGCGTAAGGTCAATGACTACCGCAAATATGGTTATGCAGCCCTTGTTAGCGGTAAATTCGGCAACAAGAACGCCCAGTTGCTGACCGATAAAGAGGAACGGGTTATAAAGGGCCTCGTGATATTACCGACCCGACCGTGGAACACTACCGTCAGGAAAATGTATGAGATGTTTGTATGCGGTGAGCTTGACGTTTTTGATCCCGAAACCGGAGAGGTTCTCGATCCGGATAAATGTGTCAGAGTTAAGAACGGCGAGCCGTGGGTGCCAAGCGAAGCGACCATAACCAATTACCTTAACCGCCCGGATGTGAAGCTGTTTGTCGATATGCGTCTGAAGCCCAACGTTGACTTCTATCACGAGAATATGCCGCACGTTCACCGTCACAGAGGGCAATATTCGCTTTCGCAGATCACGATGGATGACGTGGACCTTCCAAGGCGTATGGCGGGCAACAAGCGTGTGCATGCGTATTATGCTTACGACTCCGTGAGCGAATGTGTGCTTTCTGCCACCTATTCGATGAAAAAGGACGAGGCTCTTGTCGATGACTGCTTCAGGCAGATGTTCAGGCTGATCAGGCGGCGCCAATGGGGTATGCCCGCCGGCATAGAGGTTGAGAACCACCTTATGACCCGCCACAAGGACGGTCTGCTTGCTGAGGGTGTTGTCTTTTCTCGGGTAAGGTTCTGCGCCCCGCAGAATTCACAAGAGAAACAGGCGGAACCGCTCAACGGTGCAAAGAAGCGTAGCATAGTCCATAAGAACCGTGAGGATATCGGCCGCTTCTACGGCAAAGGGAAATGGCGCACATATCAGAAAAAGATCAGCGATGAAACCAACGAGACATGGGAGGACAAAAAATACTACACCTTCGAGGAGCTTGTCGCCGATGACCGTGCCGACAATGCGGAATGGAACAACAGCCTCCATCCCGACCAGAAGAATTATCCCGGCATGACACGGTGGGAAGTCCTTATCTCCAATATCAATCCTAACCTCCGACCCTATGACGACCGTATTGTAGCCCGGTACGTAGGCGTGACGGTTCCCACGAGCATACGGCGCAACTCCACGGTGCGTGTCAACCATAGTGACTGGTGGCTCAGTGAGCCGGAAGTCCTCGGCAAGCTGAAGTCTAACAGTTACAAGGTCACGGCTTACTACCTGCCGGACGATGAAGGCGACGCACAGGACGTGTATCTCTATCAGGATGACCGCTTCATTGACAAGGTGGAAAAAGTCGAGACCTTCAGCCGCGTCATGGCTGAGCAGACCGATGAGGACAAAGCCCGGTTCGCAAGGCAGATGCAGAAGGTAAACCAGTTCAAGGAATACCTGAGCAAAAACGCAATCGCCCGTCTGGGCATACAGGAGCGCACAGCGGCTCCGGAGCCGGAAGACGAGGATATTACCGTGCCGGAGGTCGAAACGGCGACAGACGCGCCCGAAACGCTCACAGCGGCATGGGTTAAATATGAAACCGCAAAGGTGGCAATCGATGATTTATAATGAAATTACAACACTGTTAGAATATGATTACAACAGAAATCAAAAACAAAATCGCAGAAGCGATAAAGGCAGCCCGGATAAATTACCCGAGCGATGCCAAGCACGCCGCTTCCCTCGGGGTCACCACCTCGGCATACAGCTCCATCAAGAACGGTCAGACCGAGCGAGTCCTGAGCGACGGCAACTGGATGAGCATAGCCCGCAAGCTCGGGGTCAATCTCCGTGGCGGCATAGAATGGAAGGCAGCCAAGACCGAGACCTTCAAGTATATCACGACGCAACTTGAGTTCATACAAGAGCGTGGGTTAAGCGGTCTGCTGTGTGACCTTCCCAATATCGGCAAGACCTTTACCGCCCGGCATTATGTCAAGACCCATCCGAATGCGGTCTACATCGACTGTTCGCAGGTCAAGACCAAGCTGAAGCTCGTTCGCAAGATAGCGACCGAGTTCGGTTCCAACACCAGAGGGTCATACTCGGATGTGTATGCCGACCTTGTGTTCTACCTTCGCTCAATAGACGCCCCGCTGATCATACTTGACGAAGCCGGCGACCTCCAGTATGAAGCCTTCCTCGAATTGAAGGCACTTTGGAACGCCACCGAGCGGTGCTGCGCATGGTATATGATGGGCGCCGACGGACTCAAGGCGAAAATCAACCGCTCCATCGAGTGCAACAAGGTTGGTTATGCCGAGATGTTCAGCCGTTACGGAGACCGTTACAGCAGGATAACCCCGGATGACGGACGTGAACGTGAGGCATTCCTGAAAGAGCAAGCTCGCGTTGTGGCTAAGGTCAACGCTCCGGAAGGCACCGATATCGGTGTGATCGTGAGAAAGAGTGCCGGCGGTCTGCGCCGTGTGTATACCGAAATTGAGAAACTCAAAATGGCGTGACTATGATGGATTACAAGATTAAAGTCACGTTTGCAGACGGTAGCCGGAGAGTGCTGAAAGATCCGTCAGAGTTGACAACAGCTAATAAGCGGCGTGAGATTCGAGTGGTCTTTAAGGACGGCAAATATACTGACCTTCATTTAGGTCGTGTATGTCCAAAAATGGGTATTGTAAAGGTCAGCACCTTTGGTCTTTTACCCGAAGGAATAAAATTAGATAAAATCATGGGGTGGTGTTACAAATTCCCCCATAAAACCGCAAGACGATAAAATTATGACAGTAATAGAAAAACAGTACATGGATTCGGTTATCAACATCAACCGAATGATGCGCAAGGCGCAGGACAGTGAACCCGATTGGGAGCAGCGTCGATACGAGATAGCCAAGGATATGATGACTGCATTAATCAACAATCCCGATGTAGCGGCATCCGTGGCATGTGGACCCAAGCCAACCGAGGGTGTGCCTGTCACGTTAGCCAAAATTTCTTTGGAATTCGCTGATGCACTTGTCGCTGGACTGAAAAAGACTCAAGAGAAGAAGTAACTATGGCAAAGCGAGCATTTAGTCCGAAGGAGGTTCTTGCCAAGAAGTACAAGAGCCTACCATGGGGCGAGAAATGGCGTGTCCCATTTGGCGATGTCCCGACAAACGAGACATGGTTCATCAGCGGCGCGTCAGCTTCCGGCAAGAGCAGCTTTGTGATGCAACTCGCCAAGGAATTATGTAACTACGGAACCACCCTGTATTTGAGCTATGAGGAAGGAATAAGTCAGTCATTCCAGATGCGAATAAAGCGTGAAAGGATGAGTGAGGTGCAGGGGCGATTCCGCGTGATCACTGATGACACCTACGAGGAACTTGCTGAGAGACTCGGTCGTCCTAAGAGTGCAAAGTTCGTCATAATCGACAGCTTTCAGGAGAGCGGAATCACTTACGATCAATTCATGGAGCTGATAAACCGTTTCCATCGCAAGAGTTTCATCTTCATATCTCAGGAGTATAAAGGGGAACCAGCCGGCAAACCGGCAGGGCGACTCAAATACAAAGCCGGAATTAAAATCCGAGTGGTAGGCTACAAGGCTTATTGTCAAGGGCGCTTCACCGGAGATCCGGGCAGCTGCTACACAATATGGGAAGAAGGAGAGTTAAGAACGTCAAACAACATAGAAAAAGATGAGCATAAAGAAACAGATAGTGGAGCTTGAACCTTCAGGGCGCATCCATAATGAGGCGTTTGTTTCCGCTCCGATGACATGCCGCTATTGCAACGGCAGGGGAGGATTCCCGATTGATACGGTCGAAGGCCCATCGATGGAGGAGTGCCCCGACTGCAAGGGAACCGGCGAGGTCATTGCCGTGGTAACAGTAGAGTGGAAACCTAATAAAAGATAAGATTATGGCACAAAACATCAATCAAGCCTTTCGGCAGTTAGGCCGAACCGAAAAAGCTCAATTCATCGAGAAGAACCTTGAATATGCTTCTGAATGGGCAATCGCCGAGTATGTGGACACATATTTCTTAGGGGTGGCAAAACATCTGTCAGAAGAAACCCTGATGGCAATGCTTCACTACAAACAAGAACAGAGCAAGAGCAATGAAACAGCAGGTAACTAACTTCGGGCGGTTCTACTCCGCTTTCCATAAGCTCACCATACATGGAGAGCCGGACGAGGCAAAGCGTCAGTTCGTGCTGCAGTACACCGCCGGACGCACCGACTCCCTCAAGGAGATGACCCGGAAAGAATACTCCGACCTCTGCACCGCCATCGAGGGAATGAGCGGCACCAAGGACGAGCTGAAGCGTCGCCGCAGCATAGTCCTTAAGCTGATGCAGGAACTTGAGGTTGATACTACCGACTGGGCGCAGATCAACGATTTCTGCCGTCACCCGAGAATAGCCGGCAAAGCCTTCGGTCAGCTGTCAATCGAAGAACTGATGGAACTTGCGACCAAACTCCGCTCAATCAAGCGCAAGGGATGGCAGCGCAAGAAGGAACAGCCTGAACAGGCTCCTGCGCCAACCGAGCGAATAACTTATCTTATCAACCTTGCCGGTCCCGGCATGACAAGCTATAACTGAGATGAAAAGGGTAATACAACAAATCAAGAACTTCATTCAGCTCCATACCTCCGACATGGAGAACGAGGATTATATAAGCCTCATGCGAGAACTTGCTGAATGGACCACGAGTCAGGCTGACATAGCCGAATATAGTGATGACACCGACACGGTGTTCCCGATAGACGAATAATCACCATTAACAACAAAACGATATGGCAAAAAGAGCAAAAAAGACAATCATTACCGGCGTGTCAAAAGACGCAGCCGAGGAAGCCTTCGCAGTCTATGCCAAGGCAGACGCAGAACGTGCGAAAATCACCGCAGACATCGAGCTCCAGTGCGCACGTATCCGAGAGAAGCATCAGGAAAGACTCTCACAGCTGCAGACCACACAGGACGAAGCATTTGAGACGCTCCAGTCTTTCGCCACTGAAAACCAGTCGGAGCTTTTCTCAAAGAAAAAGAGTCTCGATATGGTACATGGTACCATCGGATTCCGCACCGGCACTCCCAAGCTCAAAACCCTCAAGGGTTTCACATGGGCAAGCGCATTGCAGCTCATCAAAGAGTTCCTTCCCGGGCATATCCGAGCCACCGAGGAGATTGCCAAGGATAAACTTCTTGCCGACCGAGAAGATGAGACGGTGGCAGCCAACCTCGCACGTTGCGGCATCTCGGTCGTGCAGGAGGAGACCTTCTTTGTAGAACCCAAAAAGGAGGAGAGCGTAGTATGAAGCGGGAAATATCACGTCCTCCGAAAGTGGCACTCTGCCGGGTCTGCAAAGGCTCGGGCAGAGTCCCCGGTGACGAGGAAGGGGAGACCCACACGTGCCTCCAGTGTGAGGGGAGCGGCAGAGTGACAGTGAGCTGCGAAATGATCCTCGACATCAGACCGTATAAACCGGAACCAAAGAAACATCGATGAGCTGAATGTCAAAAAAGAAACCCGGAATAAGTTACAAAAAGCGAGTCGCTGACACCAACAGGATATATGACCAATATGCCAAGCAAGGAATCCCCAACAGGGAGATATGGCTGAGGTACATATATCCTTTGTATGGTTTCAGCGAACGGACGTTTTATAACCTGCTGAAAGCACCGACCAAGCCGGGATTCGTTGACAGCAATATACAGCCATCACTATTCGATGACGATGATGAGCAATGATTTCGAGCGTGTGATCCGTAACATACTCCGGGATATCGAGGTTGAGCTGACCGACGAGTTCGACCGGAACTTCGAGCGTCAGGCTTTTTTCACTCAGGCATGGCAACGGCGAAAAAGTCCGACCCGTCCCGGCGGTCTGATACTCGTGGACACCGGCGGTCTTCGCCGGAGCATTTACAGTGTCAGGAAGGACAGCAGCATAGTTTTCCGCTCGGATCACCCGGCGGCCGCCATCCACAACGAAGGCGGGGAGATAAAGGTAACAGAACGCATGAAGCGGTTTTTCTGGCACAAGTATTACGAAGCCACCGGTTCCTTCGGCAGGAAGAAGGATGGAAGCCGGCGCAATGACAAGAGGACTATACAACTATCAACCGAAGCCGAGTTCTGGAAATTCATGGCATTGATGAAGGTCGGCAGGACAATCAAGATACCACAGCGCAAATTCATCGGCACATCTCCCGAGGTCGAGGCAACCGTCAGGGAGATAATCGAGGAAAATATAACAGAATACTTCAAAATTGATTTTGACATAAAAGAGAAATGAGAAAGGAATTATACAACGCAATCAAGACCCGGCTTGAGGCTCTTTGCGTAAACGCAGCTGGGGAATACTACACGAGACCGGATGAAGCGGATGTCGATGACGAACTTTATCCTCGGGCTATAAAGCATATCGACCTGTGGAACCGCAATGTCGAATTCATCGATCAGGACACTCCATGGGAGCGTCCGGCGGTGTTCATCGAATTCGAGCCTATCCGTTGGAATGACATTGTTCCGGCGGTGGAATACCGTGCCGAGGCTAATGTCAGACTGCATATAGTTACTGACTGGGCTCCGGCATATAAGGATTTTGCCGGTGTCGGGATAGACCTTGATCTGCCCGATAAAATCCATGATGTGATCGCCGGCATCGATGGCGAGACCTTCAAAGACTTCCAACTCGCCGAGTCCCACACCAACCACGACCATGAGGATATTGTGGAGAGCATCGAGGTTTACAGCTACGTAGCCATCAAGAGTGCTGCGCCCAAAGCCCCATAAACGCCACGTGTTGCGCTAAAACAAAGGGAGCCGTTACCTTTATCGGGTGACGGCTCTCTTGCGTTATATGGGCGAATAAACGGCTAAATTTGGCGTGATGGTTGTGCGCCCGGGTCTGTGAAAAGCATAATATCGGTGTATCCTGCATTATAATTCATGGTGGCGTTGAATTCCTTGCGTCGGCATCGTGCAAACGGGTTGCCGAGAGCCGGGTTCCGACCCATCCACTCGCACAGTTCCACTATGCATGATTTTTCGGACGTGAAATAAATGAAATTATGCCCCGGAAGCACCGACAGCACATCGAGGTAATCGGCGAGTCGCCAATACATACGGTAGGTGCCGACATCTGTTGAGAGGTACGGCGGGTCCACAAGGAATACAACTCCCGGGATGTTTCGGTATCTCTCGACAAGTTCTTTGTAGTCACACGAGGTTATCTCAAGCCCTTCGAGATAATCCGGGCATTCGGCATATCCGGTCTTGCGCACGTTGTTGTAAAGAACCTCCTTGCGCATCTCCGGGATTGACATCTTGTATTTCATTGAGAACATCAACGATGACGAAATGGTGATGAAATCAAGGAATCCTGATTCTCGCTCCTCCGATTCCAGTATGCGGAATATCTCTTCCCGGGCATTGCCGGTGACAGGCTTATGGCGCGGGAACTGTGCGGCGATGGGTCTGATCAGCGACAGCAGACGGTTGGTGCGCGATATGTTGTCGATGCGCCGGCGGTATCCGTCAAAGTCATTATATATCACTGTCGAATCGGGATGGAAGTGCTTTGTTATATGCGACAACAACCCTGAGCCTCCGAACAGATCAACGAATACAGTGCCGGCGGGATATTGCTTTATAACCTCTATGAAATGCTTAGCGAACATGCGCTTCTGCCCTACGAAAGGCAATGGCGCGGACATATACAGCTTGCTCATACGTTGAGTTTGAATTTTACCGTATCGTTGCCGGAGAGCAGCTTGCGGGTGTTGTCAATATTATTTTCGTAGATATGCACATTGCCGAGGAACAGCGTGATGGACTTGAGCGGCACATCAATGTGCTTTGCCATAAGATAGAGATGGTATATGTCGGCGGGAAGCCCGAGGCTTGCGTCAGAACTGCGCTGGTATGCAGTTACCACAAGCTCGCCCTCGTCTATCTGGAACTGCACAAGCGACAGGCACGGCGTCTGATTTGATTGGGCGTTGGTCTCGCCGAGGAACAGCACATAATTCTTTGAATTGCGCTTTTCCCGGTTGATACGGTCGATGAGCGGGGGCAGCTTCTCGAAGTAGGTAGGATAAGAGTTGATAAGTATGGAGCCGCAGTAATCCCACCAGTTGATGCCGACCTCGCGGTATCGCTCCACAGAAATTTCCCCCTGCATGAAAAGCTGAAGTTCTGTGCGTAGCTTCTTCCGGGCAATGCCGTGTTCCTCAAAAATATCGAGGAGGTCGCCCGGGGTAAGAGACAGTGACTGGTTGATCAGATAGATTATGTCCCCTTTGCGGTTTGTTTGGATCTTGCCTTCTGAGAGAATACGGGTAAGGATTTGATGATATTTGTTTTTTGCCATGTTGGTTTGGTTAGGTTTATGTCGCAAAGGTAGGGCAACGGAAACATCCCCTCACCACGGCAAATACCAATCAAACTGCACCCGGATTGCAGTCATTGCGGAAATGCCTGAGAAGGCTATATACCTTCCTTTCGCTGATACCATATTTATCGGCAAGGACAGCTACCGCATAGGACACCTTCTCGCCGGAGCCGACCATATCGTTGAATTCACCGAAAAGGTCAATATAACGTGTGTCTTCGAGACGCACACCGATATTGCGTAGCCTTTCAAGCAGTTCCCGGTTGAATTTCAGTATCTCAAATATCGTCATATCAGAATTATTTGTTAATTTTGCAGTGTCTCACTTATAAAAACTGCGCTTCATAGCGCAAAAACAACCGTAAAGGTGCCGAGAAGGGCATATTGCTCCCGGCTGGCACCTTTACGGTTGTTTTTGTTTTTAGAAAGTGAGACGTCTATTAACAAGCCGGGGGCATTTTTTATGTCCACCCCGGAGGGACAATGATATTTTTAGCTCATAAAATCAACTATATTTGAAATTAATGTGTTATCTTTGCACTCAAAGAGTATGTTTTAGCCTTTAAAGTCGTATGTGATCGACGTGTGGGTTATTGCTTACTCTTTTTTCATTATATGGTATATGGCTTCAGTACGCTCTTTATAGACTTCGGTCTTTACAATCCAAGTGTCGGAACCGAGTTGAAGTTCATAAACGTTATATCCGGTTACGCCACGCTCCTTTTTCTTTTTGATGTTCGCAATAGCCTTCGGGTTTGTCATGTCTTTGACTTCACCCAATGGGCTCTCGCGCACATAAACAAGATCTGATATGTGCAGATTGATTTTGGAGAACATTTCGGCCTCCTCGATATTCATGGCATGGGCGATTCCACGTTTGAATGATTTTTTAGTCTGGTAAAAATTCCCTGTCGCCAGATTCGGATGCCCGGCTTCAAGTCTGGTCGCATCTTCAACGATACTTTTACGATAATCCACGAATCCGGGATCTCGGCGGAATTCCAGACAGGAGCGTATGTACTTGCAAGCCGCGCAGACCTCATTGTCCGGCACGAATGCCCGGGCGAGCTTGAGCTTCCCTTTGGCTATGTCGCAGTCCCGGCAGCGGCGAATGGTGTAGGGATTATAATCCGGGACGGACTTTTGCTCCAGTCCGGGATTGAAACGGAATATCCCCTTGGTGTCGCGCTGGAGAGCGTCATCGCCGAGACGCATAGCCTCGTCATGCGGAGTCTCGGTGTATTTAGATTTGCGCACCTGAACCACGGTGCAACGGCAGTTCCAACCGTTGGGCGGATAGAATTCTTCCCAGAAAGAATCCGAAGGCGGCAGCGTCACACCGTCGAGAGCGGCATGTTCCGGACGCACCTTGTCATCCTTCTGGGTTCGGTACTGGAGATTGTAACGGTCACCGTCAGCCATGAACCTTTCCCATTTGGAAGCCATCTGTGCCGATGAAGCCACGAAATTATACTCAGACCGGAGCCAATTACGGTTGTAGATCTCATCGATATTCCGGGCATCGTTCAAAAACTGTTCGAACGGCTTTATAACACCGTTATCATCATAAAGCAACGAGAGAGCCTCATTGACCTCATGGTACGACTTCATGCCGGAGAAAACGAAGTTTGAGCGTTGAAGCCTCCGGCGCATGGCGTCCGACATATCGACCTTTTCAAACGACGAGTCGAGAGCCACCGCATGGGCATCCATGAATTCCCGGACTTGAGGGGTTGACAATATGTCGATGGCAAGTTCTGCGCCGTCTGTTTTGTACACAGCTTTCATCATACCATTGAATAATCCGGAGAGTCGCTTGCGTAAAGCATCCTCCTCTTTCCCGAGAGTCAGTATCGGGGGATTGTCACCGAGCCACCAGGCATAACGCTCGTGCAGCCCCGCATAGTCAGCGGGGCTCAGTCGAAAAAACGGCGGGAATTCTTTTGCGTTCCGTCATCGTCAGGATTATCGTCAGAACTATCTGTCGGAGGTTCTGGCATCCTGTCGCGACGCTCTCCGACCGGCATGCCGTATTTGTCGGCAAAATATGACGGATCAACTTCGTAACGGTCGGCAATCATAGTCTCGTATTGAATCTGCTGTTCCGGAGTGTAATCAACCGCATCATTCCATTCAAAACGCAGTCCCTTCAGAGGGAAACCGTGTTTTATCATTCGTGGTATGAGCTGATTGTTCACTATGTCGCGCAGCATATCCCGGTCTGACTCAACAAGGTTCTCGAACACCTGAAGGTGAGTTTCCGATTGTGAAAGGGAGGAGCCGTCCTCGATGGTCATGGTCTGCCCGATGGTAAGTTTTGACAACTCCGAGTTTGCCCTGTCGATGCGCTTGTCATAGACGTTGAAAGCGTCGCCCTTTCCGGACTCGACAAACTGTATCTCGGTCTCCATGCCGGCGACCATGGAGAGAGCGGTTCCGGCATCCCGCATCATCTTTTCGAGGCGGTTCCACTCATTAGGGTCGCGTGTCGTGGTTCGGGCAATGCGCATCGGCATCCCGAAAATCTCAGCGAAAGCGTCCCAGAACGCATTGGCATGTTTTTTCGGTATGGTCTGCTGGGCAGCCTTGAGATAAATCCCGAGGTCATCCGGCAAACCGGCCTCTATAAGCCAGTCGGCGTAGGGTGCCTCGTGATAGTCAACCCCGGATTTCCAGTCGTCGCCGATATTCACAACACAACGATGGTATTCCGGGATCACATGTTTTCGGGGGATGAGCTTCACGCCGTCATAGCAGAGGCAACCGTCGCCGTCACGGGTAAGTTCCCCGAGCTCGATCAGTGAATGCCCCCACCAGATGGAATCGTGTGCGAGTCTCAGGAGCTGTTTGAACCATGACTGGTCGAAATAATGCCGAGCTTTCTCATCCTCGTCGCCGGAGGCGTTTACGAGTTTGAATGAGCGCGACATCACAAAGCCCCGGCGCTGGGTCGTACAGCCGGAGAGGTGCGGATCGGCATCCACATCACGATAAATATCATAAAGCTTTACGCGGTTCGGAGAGTCAACATTCAGCGCCATCTGCCATGCTCTGCGCCAATCGCCTATGTCCTGTTGGGTCAAGGCATCGGTCACCCGTTGAATCTCAAACACCGTGCGTTGGAACTTCTTGCGGTCTCGGGGTTTGGCGAGATTAAGGTCGCCATGCGGTGTATGCAGTACCGGAGCTTCAGTTTTCTTTGAGCGGAAATTCTGAAGGAAATTGTCGAGAATATTCATACCGTTACCAGTTATGCCGGAGCTTTCGTTCCGAGTGATAAATTATTGTATTTGTAGGGGAATTGTCGGAGTCATCTACAACAGGCAGATCAGGCACTATTTTTCCGGACTGGACCCCTTCGAGCCATTTGATGGCGCGCTCGTACCGTTCCTTGCGTATCTCAATACCCATCTTTTGCGGCAAAGAAGCTACCATGTGGTACAGGGCTATATCTACTGTGTACATCACAATTAGCCGGTTGCGGCCGTCCCCCTCGGAGCCGAATATTGCGGCGCAGTCATATACCGGTCGCAGATATCCGGAAATCTCCTCCATCGCCTCAAGTTCGGCATTGGCACGGTTCTCGACTGAAGCACGGGATATCACCTTCAGTGCGTCATCACCGACAACCACGCTGTAATCATCATCTGTCACAAACATATTATAAAAGGTTATCGGGTTACAAACAGCGCTTTTTTCTCTATGTCATCGACAGTCACTCCCTTGCGGAACCTCTTGCGGCGCACAAGCTCCTTTATGGTCTGCTTGGGCACAACCTTGAGCTTACCGTTCAGGGATATGACATAATATCTCATGCCGAACAGTCCGGCGAGCTCCTTTGCTTTGCGCACAGCGCGACGATAGCGCCATGCGAATACATACTGTCTGATTCTCTCTATCATAGTTACCACATATTTTTGGGTGACCGTCTTTCGACGACCACCGGTTTGAAAACTTCTTGTCTTGAGCATCGCTGGAGAATCCATATAGCACCCTCGTCAGCATCCGGAGCGTCGTCATGGGCGCGGGAGCCACGCTCAAGCGAAAGGGTCTGGTCGATTCCGACCTGCATATCCGGCGACTCTTTCAATGCCTCATTATAGAAAACCTTGCCACGCTCCCACAGCGGCGACACAGCCTCGATGCGCTGTATCTTTTCCGGCTTTTTTCGGGTGTCCGGCATCAAGGGGAGCTGATATCCCCTGAGTCGCCCTTCCGCATCGAATTCGTCAAGGATTATGTCCTGCATGAAATTCGCTTCCATGAAGAATGACACCACCACATCGTCCGGCAAAGACTCGTAAAGATTATATAGCCAGCGGACCATGCCCGATACCGTGTCCTGCCGCACATAACAGTCGATCAGATGCAGTTCAGTGCCGACCTTGCCCCACAGACGCGAGGCTTTATAGTCGTTAGAGGTCGTTGATTTGAACGAGGGGTCGGTATAGCACACGAGCATGTCGTACTTATGCAGCGGAAGTATCTTCTTGAAGCGTATCCACTCGTGCCGGAAGATAGTACCGTCCTTTATCGGATTATGCATCATTTCCTTTTCCCATGCACGATAGCCCACGAATTCACGGTAAGCCTCCGCCTCCTCGCGTGTCCATTTATCCGCCCACACCGGATTTCCTTCGGCATCGACAGCCTTTATTTCCGACACATGGACTCCCTTCGAGGCGCATATATTTGCGAGGACAGAGGTTTTGGATATAAGGTTGCCGACCATGATGAAGCGGCCACGTCCCACGTCGAGCGCGCCGAACAAAGCTTCCTTGACCCAATCGGTCAAATCCTTCACGCGCTTTTCGTTGCGGCACGTTTCGTCATCGTCCAAGTCGTCTATGACTATGAAGTCAGGACGGGCCTCCCGGTCACGCAGACCTCGGGGTGACTGGCCGCGCCCCACGGCGAGGAACTTGGCCCCGCCCTTGGTTTTGAATTCCCCTTCGAGCCATGAGCCGAGGTTCTTCTGTTCGCCGAAATCAGCAATCAGCTTCTGGTTATACTCAAGCTCCGCCTGAAGGTCTCCGAGCAGACGCACGGCGCTGTCCTCCGACTTGCCTACCGTCACCATGAAATCAATCAGGCGCTTCGGTTGGAAAATCAGCCAAAGGGGAATGAATACTCCGATATGGGTGGATTTGGCATGACCACGCGGCCATTTGAACACCGCCTTCAGGTTCGGTGTGTTCCTGATCTTCATGGCTGCTTTGGTGTGGAAAGGCGCGTTGTGTATAACTTTTACCACCTCCCCGGTGGATTTGTCCCGGAGCGTCATGAAGTGTGCGAAATAATACTCGCAGAATTCATTGTAATTGGAAAGCAGCCTTTTGATGCGCCGGTCACGCTCCGCCGGAGATTCGCGTGCCACCGCGAGGGACACGCCCGTCATCGACTGCACATCCCGGCAATGCTCCCGCCATTTCTCCAGAGCGACTTTCTGGTCAGCCGTCAGCTTTTTTGCCATAGTATCATGCCAGTGAGCCTTTGCCCACCGATTCGATTATGAACTTGTCCTGAAAACGATTGATCTGCTTGATGAGCTCCACGGTGACTTCCGGGTCTGTCTTAGCCCTGAATTCGAGCCATTTCGAGAAAGCGGTGAACACCTCAATCGCATCCACCACATTGGCCTTCTTGTCGAGCTTCTCTATTACCGATGATAGCTTTGCGAGTCTGTCACCGAGAGAGGACATCATAGCCGGGTCTTTAGAGCTGTTGACCTGCTCAATGAGGTTGTCGATTGTCAGGAGCAGCTTGTTGACGAGTTCCGGACGGGTTATGTTTTTGGCGGCTCGGGCCTCCTTCCATCCCTCGGCTGTACACCACTTCGATATGGTCGTGCGTGACACGCCGGTCTTGTCGGCTATCTCTGTCTGCTCCATTCCGGACATGAACAGTGCCCGGGCTGTGGATTTCTTTTTTTCCAGTTCTGCTTTAGTCATGATGATAATGATTTTTGCGCTTTTGCAATGCAAAAGTGGCGAGTTCGACCGTGCCGGCAAAAAAAGTGTGCAATGGTTTCATAGAAGTGTGCAACCGTTTCACACTTTTTTGTCAGGCAGGTAATTACCCTGTAATATTGCATCGAAATTCAAACGCATCACATCGCAATGGGAAAACGAGTAAGACTAACGGACGACAGCCTGAACAGCCATGGCAGCCGGGTGCTGACAGCCGGGTGCGATACCGCGCAGTATGAGCGGAACCCTGTGCTGCTATATATGCACGAGCGAGGCAAGGTCATCGGCTTCATGAAGGACATAGAGGTCAAGGACGGTGAGATTACCGGGGAGCCGGTCTTCGACTGTGCGACCGAGTTGTCGAAACAGTGTAAGAAACAGTGGGAGGTCGGTTCCCTCCGCATGGTGAGCATAGGCATCGACGTGCTTGAACTTAGCGAGGAGCCGGAACATCTCGTCGCCGGGCAGACCGCTCCCACAATCACGAAGAGCAAAATCTTCGAGACCTCCATAGTAGATATAGGTGCCAATGACAACGCCATAGTCATGCGCCATAATGGAAAGCAGATAACGCTGGGCAGAGACAGCGAGAACCCCCTGCCCGCACTCAGTAATAAACCTCAAACAACAAAACAGCAAATGGAACTCAAGACCATCGCCCTTAAACTGGGCTTGCCGGAAACGGCAGATGAAACGGCAGTTCTCGCTAAAGTGACGGAATTACAAGCCGCTGCGACCGAGAACGAGCAGTTAAAGAAAGACAAGGCCGGGCTCGAGCTTACTCAGGTGACATCCGCAGTGGAGCTTGCCATCAGAGAAAATCGCCTTACCGAGGACAAGAAGGAACACTTCATCAACCTCGGCAAAACAATCGGCATCGATTCGCTTAAAGCAACTCTTGATGCCATGTCCCCGCGTGCCCGCCTTAGCAAGACGGTAAACTCCTCAAGTGATACGACCCCGGTTTCAGGAGAAGCCAAGACCTACGCCAAACTCAGCGAGGTTCCGGAGGAGGAGCTTCTGAAGCTTCGAAAGGACAACCCCGGCGAATACCGCCGTCTCTACAAAGCCGAGTACGGCATGGACTGCAACATCTAACCAACAAAAATAACCGCAAATGAAAACAACATTAAAAATCCTTTGCGCCCTGCTTTTCAACATTGTGATGGGCGCGGTCATGGCGACTGCCGTTGATGTGCATCCCCTTGCGGGTTCTGCCGCAATGGTCGCCGTGGGTTCCGTGATGAGTTTCGTCCCTTCGGTCGGATCCGCGCTCCGGGCCGGTGTCTATGCCGAGATATGGACCGGCGAACTTGTCAAAGCTTTGCGCGAGTTCCTCAGCGGCTCATGGCTCGACGGGGTGCCGGACCAGTCCTCGATAGTCAACAACGATGTCATACACCTCGTGGATGTGGGGGTTGACCCGGATGTGCTGATCAACAACACCACCTATCCCATCGACACGCAGGAGCTTGATGACGGCGATATTGCGATAAACCTTGACAAATTCCAGACCAAGGCGACCCCGATAACAGATGACGAGCTTCATGCCATTACCTATGACAAGATGTCGCGTGTCAAAGAGAGTCATGGCAACGCCATCAGCGATGCCAAGTTCCGCAAGGCCGCACATGCGCTTTGCCCCAACGAGAACAGCGCCACTACTCCGCTGTTGAAAACCACCGGTGAGGCCGATCCCGAAACAGGTCGTCGCCGTCTGACTCCCAATGACCTTGTTGCGCTAAAAGCTGCCCTTGACAAGCTTAAGGTTCCCACGGATAACCGTCGATTAGTGCTTTGTACAGATCATGTAAATGACCTGCTCCTCGTCAGCCAGACTTTCCGTGAACAGTTCAATATCGACCGCAACACCGGAAAGGTGGGCAATCTGTACGGCTTCACCATTTACACCTATGCTGCATGTCCGCTCTATACCACCGCCGGTAAAAAGAAGGCTGTAGGTGCCACTGCCGAAGCCGGCGAGTTCCAAGCCTCCTTCGCCTTCTACACACCCCGTGTATTCAAGGCCACCGGCTCTACCAAGATGTATTACAGCGAGGCATCCACCGACCCGTTGAACCAGCATAGCCTCATCAACTTCCGTCATTACTTCATCTGCCTGTTCAAGAAGCAGGATGCGGGAGTTGCCATAATGAGCGGATACGAAGCCCCGGCAGCAAATAAGGGTTAAAGATGGCAAAGCTGCAGTATTTAGTCCTCCACTGCACGGCGACACCCGAAGGGCGTGAGGTGACGGCTGCCGATATACGGCGCATGCACCTCTCCCCGGTGTCTGCCGGAGGCCGTGGATGGAAACAAGTAGGTTACACCGACATTATTCATCTTGACGGCAGCGTTGAGCGTCTGGTCGATAACAACGAGGATGCCAACGTCGATCCGTGGGAAATCACTAATGGCGCCAAAGGTTACAATTCTGTCAGTCGTCATGTGGTATATGCCGGGGGCTGTGACAGGGCGATGAAGCCCAAGGATACCCGCACCCCTGCGCAGCTCAAGGCAATGGAAGCGTATGTAAAGGACTTTCATTGCCGCTTCCCCGGAGTCAGAATAATCGGCCACAACGAAGTGGCGGCCAAAGCCTGTCCGAGTTTCGATGTCCAGAAATGGCTTAAGTCGATAGGCATAAACCAGTAAACAACAATTAAAACCAAACACAGCGATGTCCTTCAGCGAAATCCTCAACATATTGCTTGGTGGAGGTCTTGTCGCCCTCGTGGTGGCGGTAGCTACTATGAAAGCGACCGTGCGCAAGGCTAACGCCGATGCAGAGAAAGCCCGGGCAGATGCCGAGACCGTGCGTATCACCAACACCGAGAATGCCACACGGATTTTGGTGGAGAATATCGTAAAACCCTTGAAAGATGAACTCAACGCTACGAGAACAGACCTTCAGTCAACAAAGAAGGAGATGGCTTCAACCAAACGCGAGATGGCCCGGTTGCGCAAGGCTGTCGAGGCTGCTTCCGGCTGCCGTCATGCTGATTATTGTCCTGTGCTTTTCAAGTTGCGCGACAACCAAAAAGACTCAGATGCAGCAGGAGCAGACATCTTCGACATCCGAGAGGAGCGACACGACGGGTATTGTAGTAAAACACATTCAGACCGAGATGATCCCGGGGAGCAAGGTGAATCTTACGGTATCCGTGGACAGCCTCCTTAAGCTACCAGAGGGAGCCGTCTTTCGCGAAAGTAAAGACCGGGCGCATATAGAAGCGAAGCAAAAAGGTGGTGTGATATACATTACCGGCACATGTGATTCGCTGCAACGTCAAGTAGAATACTACGAGGCACTCTATCATACTGCGCGTGATGCTCTCGAACAGAAACAGAACGAACTTATACAGGAGCGGCAGAAACGCTCAGACCCATTGGCAGACCCTATACTGATTTATGTTTTGGGTATAGTTTCCGGGGTACTTGTAACAATTACATTCAATCTGAAAAAGAAAGAGAAATGAACAAAGACTTCATGTACGGCATAGGTGCCGTAAAATATAAAAACAAGAAAGTCGGCTATATAGCCAAAAACAGTTTCGACATGGGCGGTACGAAGCCCGAGTCTGCCGATATAGATGCGGAGCAGGTCCCGGGTGCGCCGGTTCTTGTGATACCTCAGTCAAACGGTAAGATCGGACCCAAGTTCGACATGATCCAGTTGAATTTCGAGAGTCTTCAACAGCTCCTTGGCGGTTCTCTCCATAAAAATGGAGAGAAAGTGACAGGCTGGACCGCCCCGAGAAAAATCATAGTGATGGAAGGGCCGTGGGAGCTTGAACTTGTTTCCGGCCAGTCCGTACTTATCCCCAACGCCACGCTGCTGTCGGATCTCGGCGGCAAGCTCACCCTCACCGAAACCGCAAAGATTGAAGTAGAACTGAAGGTGGCTGCGCCTGTGGCCGACAAGGTCCCCCCTTACGGAGTGTTCGAAAGCACGGAATTACCGACAGAATGGAGCGCCGACAACGGATGTCTCCTTCCCGAAGAGACCGCAGCCGCAGCCGGCTCCTAATCCTGACAGAGTATGGATGAAGCTACGGCAAGGGCGATACAGTGCGAAGCTGCCGACGCGCTGTTGAACCGTGGAATATCAATTCCGCTAAAGGAATTCAAGGTGCCGTTCCGTAAACGCCCAGTCGTGCTTCGTGTCACCCTCAAACGACCTTACATGTCCGGGCAGATAGATTTTGCCCGGACATATCTGTCAATGGGTGTGACGGCGGAGCAGATGGCGGCTTTCAACAGCGAGGAGCAGATGCGGTTCATCGCCGACCACGGAGCCAAAATATGTCACATGATAGCATGTGCCATTTGTGTCGGTCCCATTCGGCGCCGGTTCCTGCGCCCGGTCTCATGGTTTATCCGCAACTGTGTGGAGCATCGTTACCAGATTGGTGCCATACATCGTTTTGTGAGTCTCATGGGTACCGACCCTTTTACGAATATTATCAGATTGGCCGAGCGGACGAATCCGATGAAGCCGAGACTGAGCCGAAAGGCGAAGATGAGTTAACGAGCGGTTATGAAAGCTCCCATAGCATCTTCGGATTTATATGGCAGATCGCCGACGTCACAGGATGGAGTGTTGACTACATCCTTAACAAGGTGAACTATCAGACCTTGATAATGATGTTGAGCGATGCTCCTCATTACAAAAAGACAAACAAAAGCCCCAAATCATCTTCCGGCAATGACATTGTAAACGCCACTCCGGAAGAGCAGGCTGCAGAAGTAGCCGGATTTTTCAAAAGCAACCTGAAACATTGAAAAAGCATGAAGCCAGTAGAGCTTGAGATATTTTTACAGGACGGACTGTCCCCCGGTCTTAAGAAGGCCGGTCAGACAGTGGCGCGTTTTTCCGATGAATCCAAAAAGGAGCTCAAGGAAATCACCGAATCCCTGAAGCTGCAGAAAAGCTATGTCAGCGGCATGGAGAAGGAATATGCCCGTCTTGAAAAGAGCCTAAAAAATGCGGCACCCGGTAAAAGCTGGATGGAGGCTCAGGCTAAACTCAAAGCCTACAAGAGCGAACTGGAAGGGGAACGTGCGGCCATCAGGCAATTGGAGGAAGAGCAACGCCGACTTAAGGCAGAATCCGAGAATGCCGGGCAGTCACTGCGTATGCAGCTACGTAATGTCCGCGAAGAGATAGCCACATTGCTGTTGGCTTACCGTTCCCTGACAGATGCAGAGAAACAGACTGCGCAAGGTCGGGAACTTGCCCGCCATATCGATGAACTTACCGAGAAAGCCGGAGAGCTCAACGATGCAATAGTGGACACTTCCCAAGCCGTCACCAACGCAGCCTCCGACACTCGCGGCTTCGATCAATTGGCGGGAGGTATGCAGCTTGTCGTTGACGGGTTCGGGCTGGCGACCGCCGGAGCACAGGCTCTCGGACTCAGCGAAGCCGACCTCATTGAAGTACAGACACGTCTGCAGACGGCACTTGTGGCGAGTAATGCCCTTACCTCCATGCAAGTCAATCTTCAGGGGCAGTCCGCCCTCATGCAGGGAGTCAACACAATACAGACCAACGCCGCCGCCACTGCCGAGACCATACGCACATGGGCGGTAGGGCGCGGTGTCATCGCCACCAAAGCGGCCACGGTCGCACAGGCGGCATTCAACGCTGTAGCCAAGGCGAATCCCTATGTGCTGCTCGCGATGGCCATAGTCACCGTTGTAGGTGCCCTATACGCGTTTGCGAAAGGCAACGATGCCGCAAAGAAAGCCGAGGAGGAGCGTCAGGCACAACTGGAGCGCACAAAGGAAATCAACGGGGAAATCGCCCGGTCGATAGGGGAAAGTGCGGGTTCCCAGATTGCCGCATATAATAAACTGCAGCGCGCGTGGAAAGCCCTCGGGGATGACATGTCAAAGCGGCGTAAATTTGTCGATGAGAACAAGAAGGCTTTTCAGGAACTTGGATTGTCTGTAAACAATGTCAAGGATGCGGAAGCTGTGCTTGTCAACAACACCTCTAACGTGGTGCAATCATTCGTTCTGCGCGCCAAGGCGGCTGCTCTTGACAAGGCTGTCACCGGCGCTTACTCGACGATGATCGAGAAGCAGGAACTTGCCCGGCGCAATGCCCGGTACGGTGTCAAATCCAAAGGTGATGAGATTAGTTACGCTGATGCAAAGGCACGTGGCATGAAGGGGGTACGGGAGGTCGCTCACGATCACTATGCCGTGACCTCTGCCGGTGTCGGAAGGACGTGGAAAACTTACACCTATGAAGTCAGTGATGCGCAGACATATAACTCAGAAAGCAACAGGCTTGCCCTTCAGGAGCGTGACCGTCAGGTAAAGGCGGCCGCCGATGAAGCTGAAAAACGCGTGGGTGATCTGCAGAAAGAAATCGGGGCGACTGAGGATGCCCTTGCAGCACTCAGAATTCCACAGATGGCAGCAACAACTGTAGAGAGCCAATCTAAGACCGTTCCCGGCAAAGATGAGCGGTTGGAGGCAGTCCGCAAGGCTGCGGAGGAGTTGCGTAAGCTCCGTTGGCAGAACGAGCAGGATGAAATCGACCAAATGGCCGACAGTGCCGAGCGCCGCCGCCGTCAGATAGCTCTTGACTATGAGAAGCAATGTGCCGAGATAGACAAGATGCGGGATGATTTTGCCGCACGGAATAAGGAAGCCGGAACTGTCGGGCTGAATGAATACGGGTTGACTACCGAGCAGCAGGAGCAGATCACGAGGGCGCAGGAAAGCGCGGATGCCGCCATGAAAGCCGGCACGGACAATCTTTATAAGGAGCTTCTGGATAAATATCAATCCTATGCCGACCAACGCAAAGAAATAGAGGAGCGGTATAACTCCGAGATAGCGGAGCTTCGTAAAGCCCTGTTACAGGCTGAATCTGCCGGAGATGCTGAAGCTGTGGCGCGGATTGACCGTTCCATGGCCGAGGCTATAAAATCCAAAGGGAAGGAACTGATGGCGCATGACTTCGATGTGCTGCGCCAGTCGCCCGATTATATCCGAGCCTTTGAGGATCTTCGCGGCACTTCGACCGAGACCCTGAACGAACTTCTTTCACAGCTTGAGAAAGCCAAGACCGCAGCGTCCTCGGTTCTTGACCCTCAGGACCTGCGCGAATATACTACGACAATCCGCGAGATAATGGTTGAGTTGGACAGCCGTGATCCGTTTGGTGCTTTGTCTAAAAGGGCGCAGGAATTGTCGGTGGCCCAGCGTGAGCTTGCTGCAGCCAAACGGCAGCTCGATACCGTGACCAACGGAGGCAAAATCTTTACAGGTCTCAAGTCCGAAGGCGTTGACGCCAACGGCAAGCCGGTTATTGTAGCCACCTATCTCAGCATGGGCGAGGCGCTGAAAAAATACACCGAGGCAAAGGACCGGCATGTCAGGGCGAGCAACAACTTTGTCAAGGCAGAGAAGGAAGCCCGGGATAGCGTCTCGCAGCTGACGGAAGCCATTAAAGGTGTTGGCAATGCCATCGGAGGTACTGCCGGCGAGATTATGGGTCTGATAATGGATATCGGGAGCTTTGTCACTGACACCATCGACGGAATAGCCACCGTGCAGAAAGTCGGCGTGGAGGCTGTCTCCGCAGTCGAGAAAGCCTCGATAATTCTGGCCCTTGTTTCCACTGCGGTTCAGTTACTGCAGAAGATAAGCGAGCTTGGCAACAACAAGGCATTCAAGGAATACGAAGCCTATGCTGAGAAGGTAAAGGAGATCAACGCCCTAACTGACGCAGTGAGCCAGTATCGAATAGCCGTGATGGATGCCCGCCATGAAGAGGACACATGGTTTGCCGAGGACGGCCTGCGGAACCTGCGAAACTGGCGTGAATATCATGACGAGGTTTATGCCGCCTATGTGAAGAAGGCAGCCGAGGCGCAGGCAATATACCGCAATCAAAGCGGCGGGGGCTGGCTCACCGGAGCATTCAACTGGGTGATGGGCAACCTGTCCGCATTGTCATGGTGGGACGAGTGGCGGGACATCTGGGGACAGGGGGGCTATAAGGAAGGCACTACGGCAGCAATCAATAATCTCCGTATCGAGACACGCAAAAAGAGCAGCGGATTCCTCGGTTCGGGTATTGGTGGCCATTCCCAGAAAACCGAAGACCTTGTGTCTTGGGCGCGCAAAAACGGTCTCGGCGAACTGTTTGATGACAGAGGGCTTATAGACAAGGAGCTTGCCCGTTCGATACTTGACAACTACGGCAATAAACTTGTCGGCCAGACCAAGGAGACTCTTGAGGCCCTCATCGAGCTTCGGGAGAAATATGACGAGTATCTTCAGAACCTGCACGAATATGTAAGTTCCCTTTATGAACCGCTTGTCGGCAACTTCGTGGACGGTCTATGGGACTGGCTCGACAACGGCAAGGATGCGCTTGATTCCTTCAAGGAGTATGCGTCCGACACATTCCGGGACATAGTGACCGACATGCTCAGGACGATAGTTCTTGACAAGGTAGTGGGTAGCTTCAGTGACGACATATCCGCTCTTTACGAGAAATACGCTGAAGGAAAGATGACTGAACAGGAGCTTATGGGCGAAGTTGCCAAGCTCACCGGGGGACTCATCGACCGCTACGGAAGCAATCTCCCCACGCTTGAAGGATTGCTTGAGACCGTCGCGGGTATGTTTGACAAAGCCGGCATCGACATACGCCACCCTGACGATCCGGACTCAGAGTCCCAGTCGCAGTCCCAAAGCGGGAGGGCAGGTGTCTATACCGCCATGTCGCAGGATCAGGGCACCAAACTCGAAGGGATAGGCACGAGCATACAGATGCACACTGTCTCCATCGACGGGAATGTGGAGGATGTCTCCAAAAAAATGGGTGTGGCGCTCGACTGCTTGGCGAAAATAGAGGAAAATACCGGGGACACGGCCCGGAATACCCGTGAAATCAACGAGAAACTTGATCAGATAATACGTGACGGAATAAAGATATAAGACTATGTGTGGACTTGACGGACTTGTTACAATCAACGGCATCGACATCTGGAGTGAGTTCGGAGCCTTCCTGACCGAGGAGAAAGCCGGCGGCAGGGAGAACCTCACCGCCATCATGGCACCTTCCAAGGTCAAGAGTCATGTCGGAGTGAATATACGGGAGCATGACGGCACCAAATATTCAGACAAACTCGATGTTAAAAACGAGGAGCGTGAAGTCACCCTGCATTTCGCCATATTCGCACCGACGGTTACCGGATGGCTTACCCGGTATCGTGCATTCATAACGTTCTTGAAGCAGGGTGCCGACGGGTGGCTTTCATTTAACTTCCCCTCCATCGGTCTTACCATGCGCATGTATTATATGTCGAGCACATCTTACAAGCCCCTTACATATCTATGGAAGGAGGGGGTTCAGGCAAGCCGTTTCAAAGTGACATTCAAGGAGCCGGAACCATCTTTTTAACCGTATTATAACGACGTTACAACATGCTTATAAAGATATACGACAAAACGGGTATCCTGAAGGCGGAGCTGTCCCCTGAAAACTCATCGACACAGGTCAAGGAGATACAGGGGGATAATGTGCTGTCCCTGTCCTTCACATTGCCCCGGCATATAGCTCTTGATGTCGATGATTACGCGGACTTCATGTGGGAGCGATATTGGCTGACAAAGCAGTACCGTCCCAAGCAGAAAAGCACCGGCGAATGGATCTACAACCTGAAAATGTACGGTGTCGAGAGCCTTATAAAGAATTTCCTTGTGATAAAGAGCGTGGACGGTGATAACGAGCCGGTGTTTACGCTTACCGCATCCCCGAGGGAGCATCTTGCGTTGATTGTAAAATGCATCAATGACGGTTTCGGCACGAACGACTGGAAAGTGGGCATAGTCGAAGGCGTTGACAACATCGTTATAGACTACCGGGGCAAATATTGTGACGAGGCGCTGCGTGAGCTCGCCGAGAAGGTCGGTGTGGAATACTGGGGAGAGGGAACCACCGTTAATTTGTGCCGTTGCGAACATGGGGAACCTTTGACCCTCGGATATGACAAAGGTCTGACTTCCCTTGATTGCGGCGATGCCGATAATGTAAAATTCTACACAAGGCTGTTTCCGGTCGGAAGCAGCAAAAACATAGACCAGACAAAATACGGTTCGTCCCGGCTTCGCCTTCCCGGCGGTCAACGCTATGTGGAAGTCAATGCCGATAAATACAGCAGGGTGGACCATTATGAGGAAGCGGCATTCTCCGGAATATATCCTCATTATACGGGTACTGTCAGCAGCGTCAGGAGTGAGGAACTTACCGGCGAGGACGGCAATAAATTCACGGTTTATTATTTCAAGGACAATAACCTGCCGTTTGATCCGAACCAATATGAGATAGGCGGTCTTGTAAAGCGTGTGTCGTTTCAAGAGGGCAGCGAGCTTGCCGGTCTTGGCAACGAGGATAACGGCACATATTATTTCGAGGTCAATTTTGACAGCGCTACCCGTGAGTTTGAAATCATCACCATCTGGCCATACGATGACGGAACGCAATTGCCCGGTGCCACACTGGCGCCTAAACCCGGTGACAGGTACATTCCTTGGAACATCAGGATGCCCGATGAATATTACAGGCGTGCTGAAGCGGAACTGCTGGACGCCGTAAACAAGTATAATGCCGACCACGCCCTTGACGTGGCGGTGTATAAGGCCCCGACAGATCACGTATGGATTGAGCAGAACAATATCGTTCTGACGGTAGGTCGGCGTGTGCGCCTTGAGAGCGAGAAATATTTTCCCGGTCCCGGTTATCGAGACAGCCGCATTACAAAGATAACCCGTAAGGTCAATCTGCCTTCGCAGATGGATCTTGAGATTAGTGACGCATTGAGCCGTCGCACCCTCGATAAGGTGCGGGATAATATAACCGGCATCAAGAACTATGTCGAGAGCGGAAAAGCGGGGTTGCCGGATATCATAGGCACCGGCGACAATACACCGTTCACCGACACAAATATATTGAGCGCCCTTCGCACGATCAAGGAGATAGCCAAGCGTGCGCTCTCCCGGCTTCATGACGACGAGGCGGCGGGGCTGATCAAGTTCCTTGCCGGACTGGAGGTCGGCACTTACAAGGAGGGGCTGAGCGGAGCTAAGATCGATGCCGACGGCAACGCCATATTCGGCGAGCTGCTTACCCGGCTCAAGGCTACACTGGCGCAGCTGCAGGTCAACGGCGCATCCGAGTTCCGGGGTCAGCTGTCGAGCGAGGATTTCATCTCCGGCTTCATCGGCGGCAAAGGGTGGTCCATATTCAAGCGGGAGGTTCTGAACGCCCTCGGCATTCCGGAAACGAAATATACCGCCGAGTTCGACGACATAGTGATACGCGGCACCCTCCGTGTTTTCACCATGGTGATATCCCAGTTGCTCGGCGAGAATGACAACCGCATCTTCACCGGCATGATGGAGGTTGAACATTACGACCCGGCGACAGGCAGAGTCTATCTCCAGACTCATGACGGCAAATTCTACAATCCATTCCGCAAGGATGACTACATCATGGTGCAGCAGTATAACGGTATGCCCTCTGCCGAGAACGACCATTATATCACCAAGCACTATGAGCTTATCATCACCGATGCAGGCTGCGGCGACCAGAGCGACGGCGAGGACCGCCTTGACTGGGTGGAGTTCAAAAACTTCGTGTCGGCAGACGGCAGGGCTGCCGCCGATGTCATATCCAAGGGCGACACGTTCACGAGGGTTGACAACGCCACCGATGCCGACCGCAAGGGTCTGATCCAAATAATCACGGTCGGCACCGCCACGCCTTACATGGATATTGTCTATGGAATGAAAACCGACCCGGACAATTACCTGAAGGGACGGCTCGGCAACCTCAAGGGCATACACCATCACCTTTTCGGGTGGCTTGACGGCTTCGGCGAACTGCTGACAAACCTGTATGCCGTCGGTGACTTCCGGTTGCGCCGGACAGGAGAGAGCATTGATGCGAAGATAGAGATGCTCAAGGCGATGTTCGCCACCCGGTACAGCAACCTCCGTTATGAGCTGACCGAGGAAGACAACTATCTTCGCAACGCCACCTTCGACGAGACCATGGAGGGATGGGCCGTTCAGGATGACGGCAAGGTGATAACCTCCAACGGCGAGGCTTTGCTGATGAACGGCAACACCTATATCGCCGATGGCAGGATAGCCGGTATCGAGCAGCTTGACGGTCGCAACGTGCTGCATCTGAAAAAGAGTTCAATCCGTCAGGCAAACGCATTGATCCGGAAGCCCGGCACCCATAAGGAATATGTGCCTCCCACGGCCAACGACATGACCGACCAATGGGTGGATGTCAAGGACACGCTTTATATGAGCATCCGTTTTTTTGCCAAGAGCGACGGCACCCTGACCATAGGCATGAGCGGAGCAACCTCCGAGCCCGGTTCCCTCCCGGTTCCGGCAACTGTGGCTGTCACCTCCTCCATGGAGTGGCAGGATCTTCAATGGCAGGGCACATGGGACGGCAAAGGTGACTTCGTTCTGCAATATACCGGTGACATGTATGTGTCGGTATTATCCGTCACAGACAAGCCCCTCGATGACTTCAAGAAAGAAGTCTCTACGCAGATTATTCAGACAGCCGGCAATATCAGGCTGCTCGGTACCAACATCAATAATCTGAAGGGCACGGTCACCAATCTCGGCATTGAGCTTGACGCAGCAGAGGAGCAGATAAGAATTTATGCCGACAAATACGACAAGCTCAACGGCACCGTGACGCAACTCGGCATAGATCTTGACGCAGCCGAAGCCACCCTGTCGCTCCATGCCAATTACATTGACAACATCAACGACAACATAACACGGCTCGGTGTCAGGCTCAATGCGGCCGAAGGCAGCATCACCAATTACGCCACTCGTATCAGTGCCAACGAGACCGCCATCTCGGCGCTCCGTGTCAAGACCGACTCCATAAGCTCGACCGTGGCGGGTGTGCAGGGTGACCTTGACACAGCCAAAGCGAGGATAGAGGCTGTCGCCGCCATCGCCAACAGTGCTGGCGACGCAAAAGTCTACAGCCAATCAAGCAACCCGTGGAATTCGTGGCCGAGCGGTCAGGAGCATAAATATGTCGGTGCCACATGGCACAATACATCCGACGGTCATACTTATCGTTATATCGGCTATGACAACTCCAACAAATGGGAGGATATAACCAATCAGCAGGATGCCGCAAGCTATATCCTGCAAAACAAGGATAAGATAAGCACGGTCGTAGGAAGTTTCGACGCTGCCGGCAATCTGACCAACACGAGCGGACTTGTGACGACCGCCTACGCCAGCCAGATCTACGCCACCAAAACGACTGTCGATGCCCTCACCGGACGCGTCAGTACCGCCGAGGCGAGCATCAATGTGCATTCCACACAGATAGCCATGCGCGTTGAAAAGGACGGCATAATCTCGGCAATCAATCAGAGCGCCGAGTCTGTGACCATCCAAGCCTCGAAAATAAATCTTAACGGCGCGGTGACGATGAACAATTCCTTCCGTGTCGATGTCAACGGCACCGTCCATATTGCCGACCAAGCATATATAGGCGGGTTCAGGGTTGCCGGCAACGGTCTGACCAACGGTCCGGACTTCACCAACGACGCATACATAATTTTCCGCAATGACACGCACGGGTGTTTCGCCGGCATAGGCGGCAACGTGTTTCCTTCGACCTCCGGAGCGAGAGGTGTTGCACGCTTTGAGAATTACGACGAGTCGGACTGGTGGGGACTGGGCCACAACTACGCCATTTTGGTCGGAGCCCGTGGGGCGGCAGACAACAGCGCCATTGCCATAAGCGGCGGTTACGTGTCCGGTCTCGCATTGAAAACTCAGGTCATAGGACATGACAGCGTCACACAGTCTACGGCTCCGACGACAAAGAGCGTGACCATAGCACGGGATATAAACAGCGTGTATGTCTCGACCCATTTCAACTGGCGCTCAAGCAACTCGAAGGAGTATGAGTCAAAGACCCGCGAAATAAGGCTGACGCTACCGGATATGCAGCCCTACGATAACGGGCACGTCCTGTTCATCAAGCGCGGCACCAACAATGGCAACTATGTGCGTGTGATACCGGGGTGGAGCTACCGCCGGGAGTTCAACTCCTCCACGCTAAGATGGGAGACCAAGAGCGGCCGCAGCTTCATTATCTATGACCGCGAGAGCCATGCCACATACTCAGACCCCCTGACCATCGAGAGCTGCGGCGATGCCATGTGCCTGATCTACCACCGGGAAATACAGTGGACATATAACAACGTGACTTATTACGGCGCATGGGTCCAGCATAAGTTCCCGAGGGAATGGTAACCAATGAAACATCAACCTCAAAAAATAGAGAATATGAAACTGAATTTTGACAAAACCTTCACGGACTGCTTCGGCAAGGAAGTGGTCAACGAAAAAACCGGCAAGGGAACCAACATAGCCGAGTCGCTGTGCATGGTAATCTTCAACCTCAACAACGTGGGCGGGGCACCTCTCCCTCCTGAGAAGAAGTACGACCTCCACAAGATCTGTCGCAAGATAGCTGACAACCCGGGGGATGTTGAGCTGACCACCGAGGAGGGCAGTCTTCTCAAGGAAGTGGCAGCCGAGGCATACTCCTGCGGCGCCTACGGTCAGGTTGTCGATATAATCGAAAACAATGTTTAACCCATAAAACAAATCAAGATGGAAAAGAAAGCAGAAAACTCAACCACCAACTACGCGCCCGAGAAAGTGACCGAAGGCGTGGAAATCAACTTCACGAAGATTGTAAGCTCCGGCAAGACCCAGATAAGCGGGTCCATCCGCAAAGCCTCCGAGGAAGTCGGTTCCGTGAGCTTCGACACCAAGGACAACTATCTGATCACGTCGCTCAAGCCCTACAGCTCCCTGACCGCCGAAGAAGTCAAGGCGGTTTATGACGCTGTTCCCGGGTGCATCGCCGAAATGCTCAACGATTAATAAGTAGAATCATGGGACAGATACAGACCTCGCATAGTGAGCTTCTGGCGTTGTGCAACGAGCTTGCCCCGGTATTTCTGGAGTACCTGCGCACGCACGGCACGGCGGTTGACCGCATCGAGGTAGCTACGTCGCTTGACGGTATAACCTCCCTTCCGGCACGCTACTCATTAGGCGGAGTCGAAAAGAATGTCCTCGCCCCCTTGAAGCTGCTGACAAAAGATGTGGATGTGCAGATAGCCGCCTGTCAGCAGGCCACCACCAAGGCGAACACCGCAGCCGATAACGCCAATGCCGCCGCCAATCGCGTTACGACCGCCATAACGGATATAAGCGCTGAGAAAGCGGCGGCACAGGCGGCGACGGCCAAAGCCAACGCGGCAGCCACCAACGCCGACAACTCCCGTAAGCAGATCGAGGCTAACGAGGCGACCCGTCAGGCGAACGAGACCACCCGACAGAATCAGGAGTCGGCTCGTCAGACCGCCGAGGCGACCCGCAAGAGTCAGGAAACGGCACGCCAGTCCAACGAGACGCAGCGTCAGACCAACGTGGCGGCTAAGATTGCCGAGCTGAACACCGCCAAGGGCAATGCCGAGGCGGCCACCCTCGCGGCGAACCGAGCCGCCACGGTAGCCAACACCGAAGCCCAGAACCTCTCGACCCTGAAGTCAGAAACGCAAAATGCGGGAGCCTCCGCAAGCGCGGCGGCACAGACGGCAGGGGAGAAGATAGTCGAGCTTGAGGCGTTGATGAAAGCCGTCTCCGGGGAGTCGGCCGCCGCGCCGGCAATCCTCGAAGTGTCAGCCCCGGCGACCATCTCGACCAAAAACAAGAAGGCACAGCGTATCGATGCAAAACTGCTTCCGAGCTATGTAATGCAGAACCTCCTATATCAGAGGGAGGAGGGGAGCAGCCTGAAAGTAAACCCTTCCGGGGAACTGACAGTCACCGGCACCGGTACGACCACCTTCTATGTGATACCGCCCGGCAACACGGAACTGTGGAAAGAGGTCAGCATCACGGTACGACCTCCGAGGATGCGCCTGACAAGCTCCGGCAAAATCCGGCGCAGCACGAGAATGAGAGTAGTATAACAAATTCAAACACCATTAAAACGAAATTCAAATGGCATTAACAGCACAACAGGAAGCGGACCTGTTATCGATGCTCGACGCATACAAAACCGGCGAGCAGATAGACGATCTCCCGGCAGCCTCGACGGATGCCACCGACAAGAAGATAGAGGTTTTCGACACCAAAAGCGGCGCCAGCCAGTGCATGGACCTTACAGCGGCCGTCGATATGGCAAACGCCCCGTGGTGCGGCAGGGTATGGCGCACAGACCTCGCCACCCCTGCGGCAGCCACCTATTGTGGCAGCCTTGAGATGCTAAAAAAACTCAAGGATATACTCGGTCTTGGCGGCTACCTTGTCAAGAACGACCACAGCCGGCGCAAGCTCGACCCCACCAACCACTACCGCTTTGCAAATGGCGAGACCGCCAAGCTCGACGGAAGCATGGGGCATTATCAGTGGGGGTGGGGCAAACCCTTCTACTTCGCCAAGTGGACGCAGGGCAATCTTGAGTTTGAAGCCGTGAGCCTGTATCCTATCAAAGGACAGTACAACTACCGTATCCCGGTGGGCTCTCTCAGCGCCACCGGCCTTGCGGCCCTTGACCGCGACACCGACACCCTTGTCAGCTATATCAACGATGATGTCAAGTACCGTGGCGGCAACAACACCTCGGGGTGGGATGACACCTACCGCTCCTTGCTCGGCCATTGCGCCACGAACCGAAGCACCGCCCAGTTCGCGGCGGCGGCCCATAAGAACGGGGCAGGATGGCTTGCGGGCACAATGAGAGCCGCAGCCGTGGTAAAGATCCTTGTCGAGATAGTCATGGGCACCCGCAACGTTCAGGCAGCCTTCAACGCCAACAAAGATGCCAACGGACTCTATCAAGGCGGCTTCGGCACCGGTGTGACCACCTTCGGCACATGGGGCAATTACAACAATTATAATCCCATACTCCACCTGAGCGCCGGCGTTGAGCTCGCCGATGGTCTGGGTATTGCAACCCACAACGTCCTGAATGAGGATGGCACAACGGCTTATGTTGCCAATGTCCCGGTGTTTTTCGGTCTAAAAAACTTCTATGGCTATATTTGGCGAGTGTCGGAGGATGAGCTTGCTGAAGCCAACGCTGACAAGACAATGAAGCATTGGGTGACACCGAGTATCTATGGCACCTACACCTACGGTTCCACCGCCGGCATGGTGCTGAAATCCACAGCGCCCACATATTCGGGCGGTTGGATAAAGCGTATGAGCTATGACAACCTCGAAATGTGGCCCACAGAGGCAGGAGGCTCAGAGTCCACCTACCACTCTGACCATTATTGGAACGGCAGTAACATCACTTCGGGCTTCCGTGCTGTCTTCCGTGGTGCCAATACGAGCCACGATGGCTATGCGGGGCTTTCTGCGGTCTCTGTGGACGGCGCCGTCACTTATGCCTCTGCGTACATCGGCTCTCCCCTCTGCGAATTCGCAGAGGAGTTCCCTTTGGTGCCGGAGTATTAC